TTTGTGGCTTTTAGCGATAAAGAGCCCTCCGGGAGCGCATTTTGCACTCTCCCGGAGGGCTTTCATTTTTGCATAGCATGAGGTTGTTTAATAGGTGCGTGGGAGCAGCGCAATGTGGGTGCCCACATTGTATAGAAAATTGTTTTGCAGCTTTACTCCAGCGGCTCGCCCAGGGATTCCAGGCGGTCAATAATCTCGTCAGCCAAATCCTCCAGGGCTTCATGCGCCTCCGCCCAATCCACAAATTCCTCGCTGGTCTCATCCTCCGGCTCGTCCTCGTTCAGGGTCTCCAGCTCGCAGCGGACGTCACTCAAATATGCCCGGAGCTCCTCCGGATCCATGGTGGCCGGGTCACGATACAGATCCATATTCATCCCCTCCTTGTGTTTCTTTTCCCCGATTTTGCCATATTCGCAGCGAAAATGCAAGCCCTCTGTATTGCCATAGGCATCGCAGCCGGCATGCAGCCTATTCTCGGCTATAACTATGGCAGCGGACAATTTAAACGAGTCAGGAAGGCATGGACGAGCTTATGAACACCCTAAAAATCGTCAATGAGAAAGCCTATAACAGCGACCTAAAAAACTAACCTAATGTGCTACTACTAACACGTTACTAACAACGTCATTTTTGGCAAAAATAAAAAAGTCCGGAAACCCTTGAGATTCCTGGACTTTTTTGGTGGAGACTGCTGGACTCGAACCAGTGACCTCCTGCGTGTGAATTATAATCGTTTTGAATATATAGGCACAAAAGTTAATAAGAATAACAATATTTGTTGCGATTTTGCAACTTTTCGCAGAGCAATTTTGCAAGGGCTTGCCTTGGCTCCCGTCGGTAACTAACAAACTACTAACAAATTTTCGCCTTTTTAACGGCCTGCACCAATTCCTCCGCTGACGTATGGACGTATATATTTGCGGTAGTGGAGTAGTTGGCGTGGCCGAGGATCCTCTGTAGCGTCTCCGGAGCAATCCCCGCTTTTCTCGCCCAGCTTGCATAGGTGTGCCGGGTGGAGTGCGGCGTTTTGCGCTGGATTTTTAATTTTTCCAAAAGCGGGTAATAATCCCGGCGGCGGAAGTTTGCTGGGATTTTTTCCCCAGCATAGCCGGATATGAGCAGTGGGCCGGTAGCCTTATTTGCAAAATAGGCAAAGTATGGGATCCCTTCGGGGCGGATTGGGATGATCCTGTTTCGCCCAGCCTCCGTCTTTTCACCGCCGACCACATAATCTTTGTGATAATCTTTAGCCGGTAGGGAAAACAATTCCCCTATGCGCATTCCTGTGTAAATCAGCATGAGGATAATTTTTGCGGTGTCGCTGCCGTCCGCTTCCAGCTTGCTTATTTCAGCATCGGTAAATGTTTCTTTTTCTTTTTTTGTGTTTTCGGGGAGCTGGACGAATTTTGCAAAATTTGTTGTGATGATCTCCTCGCGCATGGCCCATGTGGACATCTGCGTTATGAGTTGCTTATACTTGGACACAGTGCTATGGGATTTATGCATATGGGCATCCAGTACGCCCTGAAAATCCGCCGTTTTTAAGTCCCGGAACTTCCGGTCGTGCAGCGGCGCAAAAATTTTAAATGCGCCGTCATAGCCTTCTATACCGTTTGGCCCTATTTTTTTGTAATGCTCCTCTTTCCAAGCGTCAAACACCTGGGCAAAGGTCATGTTGTACTGCTCCGTTAAATCCTTGCCTGCAAGACGTTCCAGCGCCGCTATAGCATCTTTTTTGGTAGGGTAATATCCTATAATGATTTTTTGCTTTGCAGCCACCCAGGGCCTGCGTCGGCGCCCGGCGAGCTTATACACTGTCCCGGTTCCGTTGGCCCTCCTCATTGCTTTTCCCATTTTTATCCTCCTACCCTATATTTTTATCAGTTTGATGGTGCCTGTAATATCGCAGCGCATTAATCAGCGAAGCAATGATTACACCGACGCCCACCGCAAGCAGAGCAAATAGCATCCAGCCGATTGGTGTAATCTTCCCGTTGCGGATAAGCCCTGTTTGCGGGACGCTTGAGTCAAACGCCAAATATCCAAATATTATGGATACGGAAATCGACAGCGAAAGTGCCAGGATATACACCCAAATTTGCAATACGCGCGCCTTTTTTTCATGCTTTGCCACTGATCCGGTCAGTTGCTCCATGCCGCCCTCTAAGTGCGCAATGCGTAGGGCTGCGCTATGCTTTGCATCTGCATCGGCCATTGCTCTGTGTGCCTCTGCCAGCTGCTCCTCCGTGGTTGGTCTCTTTACGATACCAAAATACTCATCTATAGACACACCGAGGGCGGCGCATATAATCCCCATTTTGTATAGGCTTGGATCCTTTGACGACGCAGAAAAGTAATTGCTGATCGTGGACGATGACAGATCTGTTAAATCGGCTAAGTCTTGCGTGGTAAGATGCTGGTCCTCTTTTGCCTCTCTGCAAATATCCTGCAAAGTTTTTTCCATTTCTTCCCCTCCTGCCTTATTTCGGGCAAACCTCTCCGTTTGTTTTTATCTGCTAATCGTATATTATCCGGTTTTTGGATTGACTTGCCAAACAACAAACTGATACCGTGGTTATGCGGCCAAGAGCCAGTGACGGCGATAGGCGGCAAAAAGTCCCCACCGTCCGGTGCGGGGGCGGTGGGGACTATATGAAATAATTTTCTATGGCGTTCACTTAATCCCCAATAGCTTGCCGACTTTTCTTTGCCGCCCCGCCTTTGTTGTAGGAATTCCCGTTGCTTTTGCAATCTTGCGTTTTGCACTGGTAATTCCAAGCGCACGTTTCCAGCTAAAGGAAATCCCTGGTATTTTAAAGGAAGATTTTTTAGCCATTTCTAATTATGCTCCTTCTTAAAAAATTTTTTGTATTGTTGCCCTAAACTGTGCAACAAATGCCATATTTTGACTATAGGTAGATAAACCGAAAGGAGAAATAATGTGGATTGGAAGCAGAAAAATATAAAGATGGAAATTGTAAGCTGTGAAACGAAAAATAAATGTGATATAATAAAGAATGCAGAGCATATTGCGTTACTTTCTGAGGCGATTTCTTTAGCGAGTAAAATGACCCGCAATCAGTTTGATAAAATTATAGAGGCGATAAAATGAAAATTTGGGCTATCAGTAAAGAAAACGGCTACGAGCGCGAAATACTCATAATTAATTCTCCAAAGCCCCGCGGGCGGCTTTGATAAAAATCCGCAGGGTTTCCTTATCCATTTTTTTCAAAAGCTCGACAGCTTCTTTCAAATCTTCATCTTTCATCCCGCCCTCGATCTCCGGATCGGGGGCTTTTTTTGCGCCCTCCGAAGCTGCGGGGGCATCTCCGTAAAGGAGGTATTCCACGGGAACACCAAGCACTAAAGCCGCTTTTTGTAGCTTTTTAAGGCTGGGACTATGCATTCCCGTGTTCCATTGTGAATAAGAACCGGAAGAAATCCCGCTTTTTTCATAAAAGACTTGTTTCGGCATCTCTATTTCTGCCAGACGAATTTCAATTCGCCGCAAAACAGATGAAGTATCAATTTGCATAAAAAGTACCATTAAAATTTAGCAATATTTAACCCTTAACAACTCTAAGTTTTTATTGACATTAAGGAAATACTTAGGTATACTTAAACTTGCAGAGGGTAATACAAAACCGAGCCCCCTGCACTTAGCGGACTGCGGAAAATATTAAGGGTTGTTGGCACTTCCATAATACCACAGTTTGCTAAGTTGTCAAGTAAAACTTAGTTTTTGTTGATTGCGGAGAGGGAAAGCCGCCCTGATGCCGTAACATCGTGGCGGCGGCCGAGCACTTAGACCGGCGGTTGGACGATGCGGAGCCGGCTAAAGCTTTTGCACTTTTCCTCGCCGTATTCAACGGAAACTAAGCAAGAATCAAACTGGAGGTGACAGAATGAGTTTTCGCAGCGCTCGGGTGGCCGCTGGGCTAAGTGTCCGGCAGGTCATCGAGAAACTAAAGGTGACGGATGCGGCGGTTTACATGTGGGAGACCGGCACGCAGGCACCGAGAGCCAGCCGCTTGCCGGAGATCGCCGAGCTGTACGGCTGCACGGTGGACGAGCTGTTGAAGAAGGAGGATGACAAATGATCGAAACCATGACGCTTCACCAGGCATCGAAGTATCTTAGAGATAAAGGCTTGAGCCTTTGTTCTGACACTCTGGCCGACGGCCTGGAGCAGGGCGTGTACCCCTTCGGCGTGTGCATCCGCACCGACCGCAGCCGGGTATTTCAGATTTTTAAAAAGAAACTGGATGCGTGGATTGAGGAGAGAGAGGAGTAAACATGACCAACCAAGAATACAGGGCGCTGGAGGATGCTTTTCTGGCACGGCACGATGCGCTGTGCGAAGAGAAGAGCCCGCTGGAGTGCGATTGTCCGGCCTGCCCCTGCAAGGGTATGTGCGACACGCTGTGCGCTGCGGAGGTGAATTGATGGACGGGTACACATTGACTTTGGTCATCATCGGAGCCGCAACGGTGAGTTATTGGCTCATGCGGCTGGTGGACAAGCTGGACGGGAAGTAACACAAACGGAGGGAAAGACGATGAAAGCATACACGGGATTTGATAAAGACCTGAAATGCAGAGGATTTCAGTACGAAGTAGGCAAGGAGTACGAGGAGGAAAACGCCTCTTTGTGCAAAAAGGGATTCCGCGCCTGCGAAAACCCACTGGACACATTCCGCTATTACGCACCGACAGATAGCCGGTACTGCGAGGTGGAGATTGAGGACAACGGAGAGCGCAGCAGCGATGACAGCAAGGTTTGCGGCAAACATATCAGGATTGGCGCGGAAATCGGCTTGAAAGGCGTTATCAACGCTGGTGTGCGGTTTGTGTTTGATAAGTGCGAGAGCGCAACCGAGGAATGCGTCTCGGGCGTGAGAGGCAACGCCGCCGCATCGGGTGAGGGTGGCAACGCCGCCGCATCGGGCGTGAGAGGCAACGCCGCCGCATCGGGCTGGAGTGGCAACGCCGCCGCATCGGGCTGGAGTGGCAACGCCGCCGCATCGGGTGAGAGAGGCAACGCCGCCGCATCGGGTGAGGGTGGCAACGCCGCCGCATCGGGCTGGAGAGGCAACGCCGCCGCATCGGGCTGGAGTGGCAACGCCGCCGCATCGGGCGTGAGAGGCAACGCCGCCGCATCGGGTGAGAGAGGCAACGCCGCCGCATCGGGTGAGAGTGGCAACGCCGCCGCATCGGGTGAGAGAGGCAACGCCGCCGCATCGGGCTTGAACGGCAACGCCGCCGCATCGGGCTTGAACGGCAACGCCGCCGCATCGGGCGAGAGAGGCAACGCCGCCGCATCGGGCGAGAGCGGCAACGCCGCCGCATCAGGCTGGAGCGGCAACGCCGCCGCCTCGGGCTGGAGGGGCAACGCCGCCGCCTCAGGCTTGAGCGGCAACGCCGCCGCCTCGGGCCGGAGAGGCACAGCTTCCGTAACCGGCCCGGATGGAAAAGCGTCTGCATTAGGCGAACAGTGCCTTGCCGTGGCATGGGGCCAAGATAGCCTTGCAAGAGGCGCTGTGGGCAACTGGATCGTTGTTTCCGAGCGTGACGATGATGGCAACATCATTGATGCCAAAATTGCGAAGGTGGACGGTGATACCATCAAGGCGGACACGTGGTACACGCTCAAAAACGGGGAGATGGTGGAGGCTTGAAGGACTGGAGCAGATGCCGGAATTGCCGGTACTGAATGACCGGGTCGAACCGGATGTGGGACTGCAACTACGCAGAGATTACGGGCAGATGCAAGCCCCGGCCCCTGTGGGACGAGGAGGGCAAGTGCCGAAGCTATCAGCCAAGGAGGCGACGGAAGAAATGCGGGTATACCGCTACGTGACGAAGGACAGGTATCGGCTTCCGGTGGCGCAGGCGGACAGCATGGGAGAGCTGGCGGCGCTGATCGGGCGCAGCTATGGAACGGTTCGGCGGGCCATGGAGGCCGTATACCGGGGGCAGAGGACAAGCGGCCCCTATGAATACGTAGATCTAAGCGACGAGGAGGAAGAAGAGGATGTTTTTGTGTCAGTACTGCGGCGAGGTGTTTGACGAGCCGACGGTGGAGGAGGAAAAGAACGTGGGCTACCACGGGCTGAGCTGCCCCCGCTGCGGCGAGGCGCTGGGGCCGCTTTCGGAGCTGGAGGCGAGGCCCTGCCCCCTTTGCAGCGGGTGGCGCTGGAAGAACGAGGCGGCCTGCGGGACGTGCCGGGAGAACACCCGGCGGAGGTTCCGGTGGCTGATGAAGGCGGGCTTCGGGCAGACGGAGATGGAGGTGATCGACCAGCTGCTGGAGGGAAACAGCCTGATGGACGTGATCGGAGAGGACAAGAAGGAGGAGAAGGAGAAATGCTGAAGCCTTTTAACGAACTGGTGAAGTTGGACGTGCGGCCCCTGTGCGGTTTTCGGGACGCCAAGGACGAGCGGGGGAACACGGTGAAGGTGCCTTATCTGGGCTGGGCCAACTGCGTGAAGCTGCTGCACGAGAACGGAGCGGAGAGCGTTTGGTACGCTCCCCGGCGCTGCCCGGAGACCAACAGCTACCTGTGGCCACAGGCCAAGGTGACCACCAGCAAGGGGAGAGTGACGGAGTGCTGGTTCGTGTCGGTGGAGATCCACATTGACGAGAACGTCTTTTCCTACGATATGCCGCTGCTGAATGGGTCGCTGGTGGTGTATGAGGACACGCTGAACCAGCTGCGGATCAACAATGCGCTGGCCAGAGCCTTTGTCAAAGGCGTGGCGGTGCGGACAGGTCTGGGCTTTGACCTGTGGGCCGCCGGGGACGGCGACGACGGGGAGGAGGATCTGTCGAGGCACAGCATCTACGCCGTGAAGGAGCGGCTGGAGCGGCTGATCACCAGCAAGGAGCAGGGGGGACTTTCCCACCGGGATCTGCTGGCGCAGCTGGGCATCAACGACAAGCAGATGGCGACCATGATGGGGTGGTTCGACAAACTGGGGAGCCTTGAGAAGGCGGTGAGCCGACTGTGATCCACGACCACGACCGCAGCGGCTGGATCGGAGCCTCGGACACGTCCAAGGTCATGGGCCGGTGGGACACGGAGACCTTCCGGAAATGGTGGAGCGTGAAGCTGGGCATCCGGCAGGAGACCTTCACCACCCCGGCCATGCAGGCGGGGACGGCCTATGAGGGGAAGATCCTGGATGCGCTGGGCATCCGCACCAGAGACCGGCAGGTACGAATCCACGGGCTGCGGCTGCGGGTGAACTACGACGGCGAGGATGCCCGGATCATCACGGAGGTCAAGACCCACAGCAAGGCGGAATTTCGGGTGAGCAAGGCATACTGGCAGCAGTGTCAGGTGGAGATGCTGGCAAGCGGATGGGGGCTGCGGCGGCGGAAGGAGTGCCGCATTGCAGCCTACCGGATGACGGAGGCGGAGATCCAGAACTACTTCCTTCCCATCGACATGGGGCGCATGAGTTTTCATCCCATCCCCTATGACGAGGAATGGGTGGAGCGGGCGTATCTGCCGAGGCTGCGGTACTTGGCAAAGTGCCTGAAAACGGGGCAATGGCCCAGAGAGGAGGCGGTGCAGCCATGACGGAGGTCAGCGTGCTGGAGGCCAAATGGATGCAGGACGGGGCGGGAGACTGGCTGTGCCTGCGGGTGCCGACGGCGCTTTCCGCCATGGATGTGGTGGACGAGCTGCAGCCGGGGAAGGAGTACCGGGCGGTGCTGCGGCGGAAGGGCCGGAGCCTCGATGCCAACGCCTACTGCTGGGTGCTGATGGACAAGCTGGCGGCGCACTACGGGGCCACCAAGGAGGGCATCTATCAGGAGGAGATCCGGCAGATAGCCGGGGTCAGCGACATCGTATGCGTGCAGGAAAAGGCGGCGGACGAGCTGATGCGCCGGTGGAGCGGACGGGGGCTGGGATGGATGGCGGAAAAGGCGCCCAGCAAGCTCCCCGGCTGCGCCAACGTGACGCTGTGGTACGGTTCCTCCACCTACGACACGGAACAGATGGCAAGACTCATTGACCGGGTGGTAGAGGACTGCCGGGAGGCGGGGATCGAGACCATGACCCCACAGCAGCTGGCGGCGCTGAAATCCCAATGGGGGGAGGCGCAGCCCATTGGATGATAGACGATGCTTTTTGTGCGGGCGAAACGGGGCGGAGGATCCGCTGGATCGGCACCACATCTTCGGCGGGGCGTACCGCAAGAAGAGCGAGAAATACGGACTTGTGGTGTATTTGTGCCACAGGAGGTGCCACATCTTCGCACCCAGCGCCGTACACCAGAGCGCAGGGCAGATGCGGCGCCTGAAGCGCTACGGCCAGTTAAAGGCCATGGAGGAGCAGCACTGGACGGAGGAGGACTTCCGGCGGGAGTTCGGGAAAAGCTATTTGTAAGGGTCGATAGGGAGGAACGGAGATGAAGCACCTCGGTGATATTACGAAAATCAACGGTGCGGAAATTGAAATCGTGGATGTTATCACGGGCGGATCGCCGTGTCAGGATTTGAGCATTGCGGGAAAACGCGCCGGATTGGCCGGTGCAAGGAGCGGATTGTTCATGGAGCAGATCCGCATCGTAAAGGAGATGAGAGAGCATGACAGAGCGAACGGACGGACAGGTGACATGGTCCGACCTCGGTTTATGGTCTGGGAAAACGTGCCCGGAGCATTCAGCAGCAACAAAGGGCGAGACTTTGCGGCAGTCCTCGAAGAGATCATCCGCATCGCAGAGCCGGAAGCCCCCGATATTGAAGTGCCTGAAAAAGGCTGGCCAACCTGGGGGGGCTACCACGATGAAGTGGGAGGACGATGGAGCGTGGCTTGGCGAGTGCATGATGCGCAATACTGGGGAGTCCCCCAACGCCGCCGTCGTATCTCGGTTGTCGCAGATTTTGGAGGCGACACCGCAGGAGAAATACTCTTTGAGCGCAAAAGCGTGTCAGGGCATCCTGCGGAGAGCGGAACGGCGGGGGAAAGACTTGCCGGAAACGCTGAAAGCCGTGCTGGTAAAACAGAGCAATGCTTAACAGCATGGGACTGCCAAAGCAAACGGATTTTTGGCACAGAGGGAGCATCCCCGATGCTACAAGGTGGCGTTGGCGGGGGAGTAAATAATCCGGCGATTTTCTGCATGGGAACACAGCAAGGCGGGGCCGAGGTTCGAAGCGATGATAGAGCACCAACCTTGACCGCCGCTGCAGGAATGAGCGAAAACAATCAGCCGGTTGTATGCGCCGGGTTTAAACTCGGCAACAGCGAGCAAGCGCGAAGCATCGGATACGCCGAAGAGCAATCGCCAACGCTGAACGCAGAGTGTGGGGGGAATAAACCGGCGGTGCTGTGCCTGAACGATCAAGGCGGGAATGTGATGGGCGTGAGCCATGATGTTTCCGGGACGCTGAGAGCACAGGAGCATGGGCATCAGCCCACCGTGCTGGATATGAGCCGCGCCTGCGACGTCATCCGAGACTGCGGCGAGGTCGCACCAAGCTTGCAAGCACGCATGGGAACAGGCGGCAATCAAGTGCCGCTGACATATCAAATGCAGGGATTCGGCGATTACCGCGAGGGGGAAGTTGCAAGCAGCTGCAAGCAACGGGACTTTAAGGACAGCACAGACCTTGTGTGCGCTATTGACTGCCGAAACTTCCGTGAAGGCGGCGAAACAAACGGGACTTTGCAGGCAAAATCAAACGGAGGAACCAGCTACAATTTGCAGAACACCGTGAGAACGGGCATGATTGTGCGCCGCCTGACCCCGATGGAGTGTGAACGGCTGCAAGGCTTTCCTGACGGATGGACGGACATAGGCGAGTGGTACGATAGCCAGACCGGCGATGGCTATTGGGTCGATAGTTGTGGGAAACGACACAAAACGGCAGACAGCCCCCGCTATAAGGCACTGGGTAACTCCATCGCCCTGCCTTTTTGGGACTTCCTGGCAAAGCGTATCAGTGCGCAATATCTTCGCCCTGTTACGATGGGCAGCTTGTTTGACGGCATCGGCGGATTTCCGCTGGTGTTCGAACGGCACAACGGCAAGGGCACGGCTCGCTGGGCAAGCGAGATTGAGGAATTTCCTATCGCCGTAACAAAATTGAGATTTGGGGAGGATCGATCTGTGACAGCGCAGTGAAACTGCTATATCAACGCTATAACAACGAACACAACAAGGAGGATGCAGGAATGGACAAATTGCTTTACACAAAGAGAGAGGCGGCGAGGATGCTCTCCATCAGCGAGGACACGCTGGACGATCTGCGGCGCAGCGGGAAGCTGAACGGCTACCGGATCGAGGCGGGGAACCCCCGTGTGTACTTCCGCCCCGATGAACTGAAGGGCTTTGCCGACGGACTGGAGGTGGCAGTATGCTGAACAGGATCGTGCTCATGGGGCGGCTGACCAGGAAGCCGGAGCTGCGGCGCACCCAGAGCGGCGTGGCGGTGACCAGCTTCTCTTTGGCTGTGGAGCGGGACTATAAGTCCCAGAGCGGCGAAAGGGAGACCGATTTCATCGATGTGGTGGCATGGCGGCACGCGGCGGAATTTGCCGCCAAGTATCTGGACAAGGGCCGGATGGCGGCGGTGACCGGGTCGCTGCAGGGCCGCAGTTGGGAGGACAAGGACGGAAACAAGCGGCGCAGCATAGAGGTGCTGGCTGACAGCCTCTACTTTGCCGACAGCAAGCGGGAGGAGACCACCGGACGGGGCGTGGATGTGTCGGCGGATGACTTTCAGGAGGTCGAGGACGACGGCGACCTGCCCTTTTAACGGGAGGGCCGTGGGATGGAGCGAAAGCAATTTACTTGGTACCGGAGCTACTACGACGCACTGAAGGAGATTCCGGCGGAGGAGTTTCGGGCCATCGTGCTGGCGGTATGCGCCTATGCACTGGACGGAGAGGAGCCGGAGCTATCCGGCGTGGCGAGGGCCATTTTCACCCTGATCCGGCCCACGCTGGAGGTGGGCCGCAGCAAGGCGGAAAACCGCAGCCGGGCGGAACAAACGTCGCTCTCCGCAGAACAAACCGACAACAAACCGGAACAAACGGAAAACAAACGAAAGCAAACCGACAACAAACGAAAGCAAACCGACAACAAACGAAAACAAACCGACAACAAACCGGAACAAACCCGCAAGGAGAAAGAGAAGGAGAAAGAGAGAGAGAAAGAGAGTGAGAACGATAGTTATTGCTCCCCCCCTCCCCCCTCAGGCCCCAAGCGCTTTGTTCCGCCCACGCTGGCAGAGGTGCAGTCCTATGTGGCTGAACGCCAGTCACCCGTAGATCCGCAGGGCTTTATCGATTTCTACGCATCGAAAGGGTGGATGGTCGGCAAGACCCCCATGAAAGACTGGAAAGCGGCTTGCCGAAATGCAGAGACGTGGGAGCGGTGGAGCAGGACGGAAGCCTCTGCGCCGCCCAAAAAGGGCCTTGCACAGGCTCTGACAGACCGGCAGATGGAAAAGTACATGGGATGGTGAGAGTATGGCCGGAGGACACGCAAAGGTACACGTGCGATGCCCCTATTACAGGACAGACAACGGCTCCCAGCGCATTGTGTGCGAGGGGGGTGCTGGCGGACGATCCGGTGGTCAGCTGGATGCCGTCCCGTGAGGCGCTGCGGCGGCAGATCACCCGATACTGCGCCGGGGAATACTGGCTGTGTCCGCTGTGCGAGGCCGTGGACGGGAAATATGCAAGACGGGAGGAAGAAAGTGGAAGTGATCATGACCATCGGGCTTGCGCCGGTGACGAAGAAAAATAGCCAGCAGATCTTGGAAAATGCCGGAACGGGGCGGCCCTTCATCGCCCCCAGCCGGGCGTACCGGGAGTACGCCGAGGCGGCGGCATGGTGTCTGCGGACGTATCGGCTGGAGACCATACGGCAGCCGGTGGAGGTGAAGGCGCTGTTTTTCATGCCCACAAGGCGGAGGGTGGATCTGACAAACCTGTTGGAGGCGCTGGATGACGTGCTGGTGGAGGCGGGGGTGCTGGAGGACGACCACAGCGGCATCCTCGTCAGCCACGACGGAAGCCGGGTGCTGTATGACAAGCAGAATCCACGGACGGAGATCGTGATTCGGACGATGGAGGGAGGCGGTGAGACATGAGGCTGCGGCAGGGAGAGCCCTACCGGCTGCCGGAATGCCCCTGTGAGACTTGCCGGAAGCGGTCGAAGGATCTGGGCAGCTGCAGCCAGAGGATGGGCGGGCGGCAATGGCCCGGCTGCGCAGCGTGGATGGTGTGGTTCCGGCGGTGCTGGCAGATGGTAAAATGGGATGCCCCGGAGGCGGGGCAGGAAGGAGTATAGACATGGATGCAGTGGAGTTTATCCGGGAGCGAAACCGGATGTGTAAGCATTTTTGTTGGTGTGCCGAGTGCCCTGCGCATGGTGTGATATGCGGCACAATAGGGGAGGTGAATGACGCCGAAAGGCTTGTTCAGATCGTCGAGGAGTGGTCTGCTGCACACCCAGTCAAGACGCGGCAGAGCGTGTTTCTGGAGCAGTGGCCGGAAGCCCTAGTCGAAGATGACAGAGTCTTGGGTATATGCCCGGCGTTGATTTCCCTTTCACACAGAAGGAATGGAGGCGAGTGTATATCCCCTCGCAAGGAGTGCGGCGGATGTCGCCGTGAGTTCTGGATGCAGGAGGTGGAGTGAAATGACAAAGCAAGAAGCTGCTGCTATGTTAGTGCAGTTGTATGCAGACTACTCTACCCTGTGCGACAAATATGGGTGGCCTCCCAGTGATGGGATGTCAGAGGCAGTAGCAATAGCTGTGCAGTCGTTGAAGGAGGTGGAGTGATGGAACGACTGACTGAAAAGCACTATCTTGGCACGGACCATTACATGAAGTGTTCTGATAGCTGCAATGTGGACATGGATTGCATAGATTGCACATCGTTTGACCGTCTGGTTGAACGCCTCGCCGCCTACGAGGACACGGGGCTTGAGCCGGAAGAAGTTCTGCCGAAAGATAAGTCGGACGAGATCGCGCTGAAGCTCATGCGTCTTGCTGATTTGGAAAGCCTTTGCAGCTATACCCGCCTGCGTGAACTGGCCGATGCCGAAAAGGACGGGCGCGTGGTGGTGCTGCAAGCAAGGCAGTGGAGGAAGCGTTAAGGAGGCGATATGATGAGGTTGACTATCATCTTCAAGGACGAGTTTGAGGAACACATGAAAAAGCAATTCGGGTCTTTCACGAATCCGCAAGTCTATGGTGTGAAATCCATACACATGGAAGGTGGGTATCTATGCTCCACAATTTCGGACACGAAACGGTGGAGATTGGCTGATATTTCCAGATTTTACTGCGAGGAGGACTGATGATGGAAAGACTGACGGGAAGAAGTGACACCGGACACGCATATTACCCGCGCTGTTTTGAAGAACCGTGCGGCGGTGATGGGTGCAAAATCAAGGACTGTCTGTTTGACATCACAATCTGCGAACGCCTTGCCAAATATGAAGACACGGGGATGGAACCGGAGGAAGTGGCCGCACTTAAAAAAGATTGGAGCGACCTTTGCACGGTGATCGGAGAATGTGGCGGCATCGACCGCATGCGCGAGCTGGCAGAGTCCGACAAGGACGGGCGCATGGTGTTGCTGCCGTGCAAGGTGGGCGATACGGTGTACCGAATCGTTCGGGACGCAGACCCGCATATTACACGGGACGAAGTGCGAAATATGTACTTTGCTGACGATATGACGCTGTGCGTTGAGCTGATCAGCGGGCGAATTATCTTGCCGGAGAAATTTGGCAAGACCGTATTCCTGACCTGCGAGGAGGCGGAGAAAGCATTGGGGGCGATGAAGAAATGAGCAAGGCTGAGATTCGTTTTGTGAGGGGGCGGCTGAGGTTTGGCGGAGCAGCCAACCCAGCCCCGTTTCCCTCTATGGTTGTGGTATTCCGAGGTGAGGGAAAGTATGGCGAGGCGTGAGGACTTGACGGAGGCGCTGGACGCAATCGAGACGGGGATGTGCCGCATCAAGGAGAGCCGGGACATCTGGCAAAACGATGTAATCTATGCGCTGTGCCAAGGGGTACGGCTACTGCTGACGGAGGAGATCAAGCATGGCAGACAGTAAGCACACGGTAGGAGACCTGCGGCAGCTCCAGAGCCTGCCGCTGCGGCTAAAGATCCCGCTGGCCCGGCAGCGCATCCGGGAGTGGTACGACCACTGGGACGGGCAGGTCTACGTTAGTTTTTCCGGCGGCAAGGATAGCACGGTTTTAAAGCACATCGTTGATTCCATGTACTCCGATGTTCCGGCGGTGTTTGTCAATACTGGGCTGGAATACCCGGAGATCCAGCGGTTTGTCCGGGAGGTCAAGGCTGGAAAATATGACTGCTTCAACGATGACGTTGATATTCTCCGCCCCGAAATGCGGTTTGATGAAGTCATCAGGAAGTACGGGTACCCGGTCGGCAGCAAACGTATTGCCTTGAATATCGAGTATGGGAGGATGGCCAAAAATCGTGGAGATATGCGGCGATACCAAGAATATATTCACGGCGTACGGTTGGGGAAGAAAGATGGTAACGAATATATATTCATGCCTGTTCCACAGCAGTTGATGCCGTTGGTCGATTCCGATATTAAAGTGTCGAATAGGTGTTGTGATGTGATGAAAAAGAATCCGCTGCACAAATATCAGGCAGCAACAGGGAGAAAAACGATCATTGCAACTATGGCTTGTGAAAGTAAGCAAAGGGCAGACGGATGGATGAAAACAGGGTGCAACGCCTTTGAATCGAAAGATCCAAAATCTAAGCCGCTTTCCTTCTGGACGGAACAGGACGTCTTGCATTATATCAAAGAATTTAACGTCCCTTATTGCCCGGTATACGGCGAAATCAAGATTGAGGACGATCCAGAATTTGAAGGACAGATGAATTGGATCGATTATCTTGGATGCTATGAGCCGCAAGACCGGCTTAAAACCACTGGCTGCAACCGCACAGGCTGTATGTTTTGTATGTTTGGGGCGCATCTGGAGAAAGAACCTAACCGCTTCCAGCGGATGAAGGTCACGCACCCCAAGCAATACGCCTATTGCATGGACAAGCTGGGCCTGCGGGAAGTGCTGGAGTATATCGGTGTGCCGTATGAATAAGGAGGAGGCAGGATGCTGAGGATCGTGATGGACGTAGACAGGCCGGTGGGACAGGCCATCGGCATCAAGGAGGCGCTGGCCATGGACTTGGAGCGCTATGGGGACGTGCGGGTGGTATCCGTGGAGGAGATCACCCCGTGGAAGCAGGAGGTGATTGACAATGGATGAACTGAAACCGTGCCCGTTCTGTGGCAATACAAAAATTGGCGTTGTCAGGTCAAAGTACAATGGTGTTCCCTCTGGCGATGACGGTTGGCGTGCTGAGATCAAGTGTAAGTGCGGAGCCGACATGAAATTTTGGGCGCTTAAAAAGTCTTGGGCAGAAGAAACCGCAATCTCAGCATGGAACAGGAGGGCTGACAATGGACAAAAAAATACTTGATGTTACCTGCGGATCCAGAACGATATGGTTCGACAAAAATCACCCCGCCGCAATTTATGCAGACAAACGGGTCGAAGAACTGTATGGTGTTTGGAAATCGGGGAACGGTCAGTCCGAGAGATCTTGCATTATTGCTCCAGATGTGCAATGCGATTTTACGGATCTTCCGTTTGATGACAATTCGTTTGCGCTTGTTGTCTGGGATCCGCCCCATCTTCGGCAGGTTGGAGAAGCCGCATGGTTTGCTAAAAAGTATGGCCGACTTGACAATAACTGGCCAAAAATGCTCCACGACGGCTTCAAGGAGTGTATGCGTGTGCTTAAACCAGATGGCGTATTGATTTTCAAATGGGCGGAAACACAGATCCCTGCCGCCGAAGTTTGGAAAGCCATAGGACAGCGGCCTTTATTTGGTCATCACAGTGGGAAGAAATCGCAGACCTTTTGGGGCTGCTACATGAAATTGGAGGACTGACAATGGCTGAATACATTGAGAGGAAAAAGCTGAAGGAGGCCTTTGATAATGCTGACCCTGACGTCTATGAAAGCTACCCGGATGGGTACGGCGATTGGGGGTTCGGAAGGGAAAATGTCCGAGACGTGATTAGAGGTGTTCCCACCGCTGATGTGGCTCCGGTGGTGCATGGGAGAGATGTCTACAAATGGCATAAAGAAGGGCATTGCGAGTTCAAATGCAGCGTGTGCGGGGCGTGGGCTGGCATTATCGAAGGTGGTACACTTGACGGCGTAGATTTTGATTACTGCCCCAACTGCGGGGCCAAGATGGACGGAGGGGAATGAGATGCGGCTGATTGACGCTTATGAAGTATTGAGACTGTTTGGCGAAGAATACGAGGAAACGAAAGAATTGATACACAACGGTGAAACTCAGCTTGATAGTCTTGCCGAGGGATTTACAGAAGCATATCACATAATCAAGTATGTTGTTCCAACCGTTGACGCTGTGGAAGTGGTGCGGTGCAAGGGCTGCGCGCACTACGACATGGGTGTATGCATGAAAATCTACTCGGACGGCAACATACACTCAGCGGCTTGGCAGAAGCGAAAGCCGGACGACTTCTGCTCCTACGGCGACCGAAAGTACGGTGAAGGCGATGATTGATGAATGCAAGTGGATGCAAGACGAGGTTTGCGTCAACGCAGATTGCCCGGCGTGTGCGGATTATTGCCCAGTGGCAAATACAACGGGCGTATGCAAATACGAGGAAAGGGGAAATAGCGATGCTCAAAAGGGCAAACGGCAGACCGGTGCCAAATAATCCGGCTAAGGCATACGAACTGGGCCGCCTGGATGGCACCAAACAATGCATGGACAATGTTTCCTGTGTGCTGCTGGACAAGTGCGGATTCCATGTGTTGGAGGAAACGCCGGACAGCCACGACACTATGAGCGTTGAGTATCTGCAAAAATGCCTTGTGGAGCTGGTGGACGCAAAAAACAGTGGCTATGTGACCAAGAAGGATATTGCGGACGCTCTGCGGAGCGACTACAAACTAATTAACAACGCAGAGTAAGGAGGCTGGCATGAGCCGAAAACAGACGCTGCCGTATGATGTGCGGCTTGAGTGCATTGCCTATGTCAGAGGTTATCCACGGCGGGTACAGGCGTACAACGATGCAAGGAGCGAGATACTGAGCGGCGGGAACAGTGCAACAGAGGGTATGCCCCGCTCCCCCAGCATTGGTAGACCGGCAGAAAGCAAGGCGGAGCAGCTTGCCGCCATAGAAAACTGGCCGGAAACCAAGAAAATGCGGGCTGTTGAATATGCCATAGACCGATGTGGGCTGGATTTGGAGAGTGAGAGCATCCGTAAACAGCTTACACAGGGGATCATGCGCAACTGTCAGGGCAAGCATAAGTATTCCCGCAACAAGATTGTTGTTCCGGGGATAAGCGAAGCAACATTCCGCCGGAGAAAAGAAAGATTCCTGTTCGACATTGCTACATATTGTGGTTTTGCAGGAAAAGGTGAGCCAAATTCCACCTAATGATGTGCTACAATAGGTACAGTGGATGATAAGGCATAGTCATCCACCCGTCTTTCCACTCAACCCGTTTCCTCCATCTTATGCGCCGCCGGTATTGGGCGCACCTTCTGGCACCGAAAGGTCATACCGGTATAAACAGCCTGTAGGGAAACCTATGGGCTGTTGTTATATGCCGTGCGCTCGTTGCACACCACGATCCGGGGCGGGAGGTCGCACCTCCCACACGGCACAAATATATGCGGGCGGAAGCTGGAAGGAATCAGCTCCGATAGTAAAATTTCGGGTTCGCAGGTTCGAATCCTGCCGTCTGCGCAAGAGGCCGGGGAGCACCCGGACACTGTGAGACCGTTCGTCGTGGCTCACATGGAAATGACAATGCTTGCTGAAAACTGCGCGTGAGGATGCGTCCTCCTTGCCATGACCGAACAGCGGCGCTTGAGATGCTTGCGGGGCCTCAAGCGGGCATGAGCGTGTGACAATCTAAGCGGGAAGACGGCCAATATGCGGCATAGGCGCCCCGTAATGGGGAGACCACAGCGAGTGACGGGGACTTTTCCTGAAGCGCTAAAGCAGGGCAGGACTGCAATGCCGCACCAACCACACAAGCGGGCGAGGAAGCGCGAGAAGTTAAGCGCACACAAGCTGTGGCCACAGCGGCGGACAGTTAATCCGCAAAAACAGTGTGCGGCTGACGAAAAGGCGTAGCGCGGTGTGGTGCCGGAATAACTGTGTAACCCATGCTTGAGAGCTTCCAGAAGGCCGCATGGGAGGGGAAAGACTGTTACTGTAGCCAAGGGGTGGGGGCTGGTGACAAAACAGGAGGAAAGCATGGAAATCACAAAACGGCGGCTTGCGGATATTGTGCCGTATGCCGGCAACGCAAAAAAGCATGATAAACGGCAAATCAACAATGTTGCGGAGAGCATCAAGCAATACGGCTTTGTGCAGCCGATTGTGATTGACCGTGATGGAGTTATCGTCATTGGGCATTGCAGAGCGTTGGCTGCTCAGAAATTGGGCATGGAAGAAGTGCCCTGTGTCTGCGTGGACGATCTGACACCGGAGCAAGTGAACGCCCTGCGGCTGGTAGATAACAAGAGCAACGAGAGTGATTGGGACTTCGATCTGCTGGCTGATGAACTGCCTGGTCTCGACCTGTCGGCGTTTGACTTTGACTGGGGGCTGCCGGAAGATACAACGGATGAAGTCGCTGAGGATGAAGCACCGGAGGTTGACGAAGAATCTGACCCAATTACAAAACTGGGCGATATTTGGAAGCTTGGGCGGCACCGGCTTATGTGTGGAGACAGCACGTCTGCGGAATGTGTACAAAAGCTCATGGGGGGGGCACAAGCAGATCTTTTGCTTACAGACCCGCCATATAACGTTAATTATGGTTCGGTTAGAGATGTGAGCGAAGCCGTTAAGCGGCACCGTAGGACAGACGGGCTGATTATAAAGAACGACAACATGGAAGACGAGACATTCAGACAATTCTTGACTGACGCATTTACGAATGCAAACGAGGCGATGAAGCCAGGGGCAGTCTTTTACATTTGGCACGCAGATAATGAAAGCTACAATTTTAGAGGTGCGTGTAGAGATGTAGGGTGGAAAATCAGGGAATGCCTAATCTGGAATAAGAACACATTCTGCATGGGTAGACAGGACTACCAGTGGAAACACGAGCCGTGCCTATATGGATGGAAGGATGGGGCTGGGCACTTGTGGGCAAGCGATAGAAAGCAGACAACCGTTATTGATATTGACAAGCCGAGCAAAAGCGAATTACACCCAACCATGAAGCCCGTTGCCTTATTCGACTATCAAATCAAGAATAACACCAAGGGCGGTGACATCGTGCTCGATCTGTTTGCTGGAAGCGGTACAACCGTTGTTGCGTGCGAACAGAACGGCAGAAATGCTTATGTTATGGAGTTTGACCCGAAGTATTGCGATGTGATCGTAAAACGGTGGGAGAACTTGACCGGAGAAAAGGCGGTGCTTCTGCATGACTGATGCTCAGGCGACTGCGCGGAGGATGTTGAAGAAAAACCAGCAGTATTTATCCACACAGCAGATGAAAACACTGAACGGGCTGATTAAGTCCGGCGATATTACAGGGGCCATGAATGGCCTGCATACATTGGTGGCGAGAAAGCTGACTGCGAGAAAGGAGGGCGCGTATGGCAAGGCCAAGAAAGGAAATAGATCAGAAGCAGTTCGAGAACCTCTGCGGCCTGCAATGCACGCTTGAGGAAATCTGCGGCTGGTTTGACGTGACCGATAAAACGTTGGATAGTTGGTGTAAGCGCACCTATCATGCCAGTTTTTCCGAGGTATTTAAGCAAAAGCGAGGAGCGGGGAAAATTTCGCTGCGTCGGAGCCAGTGGCAGCTTGCGGCAAAGAACGCAAGCATGGCGATTTGGCTGGGGAAACAGTACCTTGGGCAGCGCGATATTGTGGAGCTGGGTTTGCCGACTGACAACACGCAGGATGACGCATTGAGTGTGAGCCTGCGTGAAATGGCGGAAGGGTTGGAGAGCGATGATTAGCCCGAAGCAGCAGAAAATCCTTGCTTTCCCCTATTCCAAGTATGACGCGCTGATCTGCGACGGTGCCGTGCGTTCCGGCAAGACCTCTATCATGATGTGGGCGTTCGTCCGCTGGGCGATGGAGAATTTCAGCGGTCAGCGCTTCGGCGTGTGTGGCCGCACGGTGGATAGCTGCACCAAGAACATCATCGTGCCGTTCACGGCGATGAGCCTTGCAAAGGAACGTTATCTCATCCGCTGGCGGCGCGGCGACAAGGTGATGGAAGTGCGGCGCGGAGCCGTGACGAATTACTTTGAGGTGTTCGGCGGCAAGGATGAGGCCAGCTATACGCTGATCCAAGGCCGCACGCTGGCGGGGGCGCTGCTGGACGAGGTGGTGCTGATGCCGCGTTCGTTCGTGGAACAGGCATTGACCCGCTGCTCGGTAGATGGTGCAAAGCTGTGGTTTTCCTGTAACCCGGGAAGTCCACAGCATTGGTTTTATACAGAGTGGATACAGAGGAACAAAGAGCGGAACGCGCTGTATCTGCATTTTGAAATGACGGACAACCCCGGGCTGTCGCAGGAAACGCTGGAGCGGTATCAGTCGATGTTTACGGGCGTGTTTTATGATCGTTACATCCGTGGACTGTGGGTGCTGGCCGAGGGGCTGATCTATCCCATGTTTGACGAGAGCTGCATTGTGGACGAGCTGCCGGAAAAGGGAGAATACTATGTTTCCTGCGACTACGGCACACTTAACCCGTTTTCTGCAGGGCTGTGGTGCTGGGACGGCAAGACGGCCACACGCGTCCGCGAGTATTACTATTCCGGGCGCGAGAACCAAAAGAACAAGACAGACGAGGAATACGCTGACGAAATTAAAAAGCTCATTGGCGAGGCGGATGTCAAAAGCATTATCGTTGACCCGTCTGCCGCTTCGTTTATCGAGGTTTTGCGGCGGCGCGGTTATATGGTGCGAAAGGCCAGCAACGACGTAACCAATGGCATTATGACTACAGCGCGGTTTTTGCAGGACGGCGTAATCAAGATACACCGAGATTGTAAAGACTGCATTCGAGAGTTTGGACTGTATCGGTGGGACGAAAAATCCACAGATGACAGGCCAATCAAGGAAAACGATCACGCAATGGACGAGACGCGCTATTTTGCTTATACAGTCCTGAAGAACAAGGCGTATCGGCGCGATTATACACCACTTTGGAACAGATAGGACGGTGAGCAGCTATCAAAACATATAACGACCTCGTGGCAGTCGGTGACAACGAGCAGGCGCACATTGAGTTTATCCGCAGCGCGATCAACGCGCATCGTGAATCCCACGCATATAAGACGGCGGCGGATGCTGAGGAATATTACAATGGCCTGAATCCGACCATTAACCGCTATGAAAAGATCATCTACGATATGCAGGGCCGTGCCCACACGGATATGTGGACGGCAAACCATAAACTGGCCAGCCGCTTCTTCGGTCTGGCGGTGGATCAGGAAGTTTCCTATCTTCTGGGTAACGGCGTAACCTTTGCGGAGAAGGAAACGCCGAACAAGCTATGCCCGGACTTCGACCAGAAAGTCATGGATGCAGCGCGTGAAGCGAAAATCGCAGGCGTGTCCTTCGGCTTCTGGGATTTGACGCATTTGCGGGTGTTCTCTCTGCTTGAGTTCGTCCCCCTCTATGATGAAGAGGACGGTGCAATGAAAGCCGGTATCCGGTTCTGGCAGGTGGCACAGGATAAGCCTCTGAGAGCGACGCTGTATGAGATCGACGGATTTACCGAGTATTTCCAGCCCAGCGGCGAGGATATGGCCGTCATGCAGCCAAAGCGCAGCTATAAGCTAATCGAGCGCAAGGCGGAGGTCGGCGAAACAGAAATCTATGACGGCGGGAATTATCCGAGTTTTCCCATCGTGCCGCTGAAAAACAACAAGCGGTGTTTATCCGAGATTGTCGGCAAGCGCAACACCATAGACGCGCTGGATCTGGCGTCCTCGAACATGGTTAACAATGTGGATGAGGGCAACCTGATTTATTGGGTGCTGTCTAACTGCAACGGCATGGACGACCTCGACGATGCAAAGTTTGTAGAGCGCTTGAAAACCACGCACGTTGCCCACGCCAACGGCGATGATGGCGCAAAGGTGGAGAGCAAGACCATCGAGGCCCCGTACGAGGGCACGAGCAGCACCATTGATATGCTCAAGAAAAAGCTGTACGAGGATTTCCAGTGCTTTGACGCGGCGGCGGTATCTGCCGGCAACCAGACGGCGACCGCGATCAAGGCCAGCTATGTGCCTCTGGATTTGAAAACGGATAAGTTTGAATCCGAGGTCACGCGGTTTATTGTTGAGCTCCTGCGTCTGGCAGGCATTGAGGACCAGCCGAGTTATACGCGCAATCAGATCATCAACAAGAGCGAGGAAACGCAGAACATTCTTCTGGGTGCGGCGTATTACGATGACGAATACATCACAAAGAAGCTGCTGACGATCAACGGTGACATTGACCAGTACGAGGACATGGCAAAGCGGAAGGCTGCAGAAGAGATTGACCGAAGCTTTGCGGAACCGGATGCGCCGGAGGTGAACGGCGATGGCGAACAGTGACCTCGGCCACAAGCTGACCGACAAGGAGCTTGCAAAGCTGGAGCGGCGTATTGCAAAACTATACCGCGATGCGGGGGAAGAACTGCAAGCCACCATCGACGCATATTTTGAACAGTTCGCCAAGCGGGACGAGGAAATGAAGGCGCTGATCGGCACCGTGCAGAACGGTAAGGAATGGACGGAAGCCGACTATAAGCAATGGCGGCTCAACCAGATCGGGCGCGGGGAACGCTATCAGGCCATGCGCGACAAGGTTGCGCAGAGGGCGACCGATGCAAACGCTGTGGCGGTGTCCTATACCAACGATGCGACGCCGGGTATTTACAGCCTGAACCGCAATTATGCGGCTTACACCATTGAACGTGTCACCGGGAATATCGGCTTTGACCTGTGGGACGAGCAGACGGTAAAGAGGCTTATGGTAGAGCAGTCGGACTTAATGCCGTACTACCCAAAGGACAGGGCACTGAAACGCGGTATCGACCTCGCGTATGGCAAGAAGCAAATCACGGCAAGCGTCACCAGCTCCATCTTGCAGGGAAAGAGCATCAAGCACATGGCGGATGATCTGCAAAAGCGCATTACCACCATGAGCCGCAATTCCGCCATCCGCACCGCCCGTACAGCCGTGACCGGCGCACAGAATGCCGGACGCATGGACAGCTACGCAGCGGCGGAGAAGATGGGGATAAAGCTCAAAAAAGAATGGTTGGCTACGCTGGACGCGCGTACACGCCACTCGCATGCCATGCTTGACGGCGAACAAGTGGCGCAGGACAAGAAGTTTTCTAACGGTTGTCGTTTTCCCGGCGACCCACAAGGACCACCGTGGGAGATATATAACTGCCGCTGTACGCTGATCGCCGCTGTGGAGGGTGTAGATACAGCTTCGGCGCAGAGACGCGCCAGAAACCCCGTTACCGGCGAGACTGAGCTTATCCAAAACATGCCGTATCAGGAATGGGTGCGTAGCAAGCAAAAGCAACAAAAAGCCGTTGAGATTGAGTCGGTTTTGCGGTATAATAGTATTATACAAAGCTATACCAACATAGATACGGAAAAGGTATATTTCGCCGCGAAAAGCGGAGAGCGCAATAGAGGTGTTTACACAGACGCAATAAAGAAACGGCGGAAAAATCTTGAAAAATCTATTGCGTCACATACCGCTCAGGTTGAAGAACACGCCCGAAAGGTAAAAAACCCGGATAAGTACGATACAGGATGGAGCGAGAAAGACGACCGACAAAAACAAGGCTTACTTAAAAAGTGGGGTAAAGATTTGCAGCGCAACGCAGAACAAGCAGAGATCGAAATAGAAGTGTGGAAGGAGCGCTTTGGAAATGAGCAATGAAAGGCTACATGATATTGTGACAGCCATTATCGAGGCGGCAGACGAAATAAAAGGGAAAGAAGATGCTGATGCACAGGACTATGGCCAACTTTTGGCGTATGCGGAAAGTTTGAGCATTATCCGCGACGCCTATGATGGTGATTTGTCGGAAATCGGGCTGAATTTCGACATTGACAAACGGTATCTATGAGCGTTGAAATTCAAGACAACAGCAGAGAGATTTCTGCCGAGATTAAGGCGGCGCTGTTGCGGGGGCTTGAAAAGGCCGGGCTTGTGGCAGAGGGGTATGCGAAAAAGCTGTGCCCCGTTGACACCGGCAATCTGCGCAACAGCATCACCCATATGGTAGACGAGCAGGAACCGGCGGCTATCATCGGCACGGATTCCGAGTACGGCGCGTATGTAGAATTAGGCACCGGCATTTACGCCGAAGGTGGCGGCGGACGGCCTACACCGTGGGTGTATCAGGACGCAAAGGGAAATTGGCATTACACGCGTGGCAACAAGGCACAGCCGTTTTTGAAACCTGCTGCCGCCGACCATGCCATCCAATACCGGAAGATATTGGAGGACGAACTGAAATAGGAGCTAATTGCCTACAAATTGTATGCAGTTGGCTCTTTTTGTTAATTACCGCAAAGGACAGCGGTTTTTATAAAACTATCGTTTCCGAAGGAACGGAACCGAAGAAAAGGAGATAGTGTCATGGCACTTACACGAAAACTTTTGAAGGGTATGGGGCTTACCGATGAGCAGGTTGATACCATCATCGAGGCGCATACCGACACCGTGGACGGCCTAAAGGCGGATGTGACCCGCTACAAGGCCGATGCGGAGAAGCTGCCCGGCGTTCAGAAGCAGTTGGACGACCTCAAGGCAGCGGGTGACGGCGGTTACAAGGAGAAGTACGAGAAGGAACACTCGGCCTTTGAAGCCTTTAAGACCGACATCACGGCAAAGGAAAGCAAGGCGGCAAAGGAAAAGGCCGTGCGTGCTTACTTTGCGAGCAAAAACATCACCGGTGCGAATTTGGACCTTGCGATGCGCGGCTGTGGCGAAGAAATGGCCGCATTGGAGATGGACGGCGACAAGATCAAGGACACCAAGAGCCTTGATGCGCTCGTGGGCGGCACCTACAAGGGGCTTGTCTCCACCACACAGACGCACGGAGCGAATCCCGCCAACCCCCCGGCAAACACCGGCGGCGCAAAATCCCGAGAGGACATCTACAAGAAGGACGATAAAGGCCGCTATGTGATGTCTACGGCGGAGCGCCAGAAAGCGCTTGCCAATCTGATGGCAAGCGAAAATAACTGATTTTTTGAAAGGAGCTATTTATGGCTGCGAAAACTAACGTAACAACTTCTGCACAGTTTACCACTTCCGCCCGTGAGGTGGATTTCGTTTCCCGCTTCGCCGATAACTGGGACGCACTGCGTAACATCATGGGCATTATGCGTCCCATTCGCAAGGCCCCCGGCACGAAGCTGGTTTCCTACAAGGCCAGCGTGGACGGTGGCCTCAAGGGCGGCACCGTGGCAGAGGGTGACGAGATCCCCTTTACCAAGATGAAGGTGGCGCCTGTTGCCTATGGCGACATCGACATTTCCAAGTATGCCAAGAGCGTGACCATCGAGAGCGTGGCAAAGTACGGCGCTGACGTTGCCGTGGAGAAGACCGACGAGGCTTTCCTCGTGGCCCTGCAGAACAAGGTCCTGACCGACTTCTACACCTTCCTCGGTACCGGCACTTTGAAGGTGACCGAGAAAACGTGGCAGCGTGCTCTGGCTATGGCTAAGGGCAAGGTGCTGGACAAGTTTTCCGGTCTGGATAAGGACGTAACCGAGGTGGTGGGCTTTGCCAACATCATCGACGCTTACGATTACCTGGGCGACAAGGAGATCACCGTGCAGACGATGTTCGGCATCAACTACGTGGAGAACTTCATGGGCTACCGCACCCTGTTCCTGCTGCCCGAGAAGTACATCGCCTCCAAGAAGGTGATTGCTCTGCCCGTGGAGAACATCGACCTGTACTATGTAGACCCGAGCGACAGCGACTTTGCCAAGCTGGGGCTGAATTACACCGTGAAGGGCGAGACCAACCTGATCGGCGTCCATGTTGACGGCGATTACAGCCGCGCCACGGGCGATATGTACGCCATCATGGGCATGAAGCTGTGGGCTGAGTATCTGGACGGCATTGCCGTGGCTACCGTTTCTGTGGCCGGCGCGGGCTAAATAGGAGGGCAGCGTAATGCTTGAACAAGTCTTACGGCACTTGAACAACTGGTTCCTTGTGGAGATTCACGAGGGCACGTTCGCCGTGGAGAACGGCAGCATTGCGCTGCCCTTTCTCCTGACCAATCAATATTTCCGCATCTGCGGCTCTGTGTTTAATGACGGTCTGCATCAATATCCGGCGTCTGACCTTACGGATGAAACCTTTACCGGAACGGTGTGGGTGTTGGCTGTTCCGAAGGCTGTGGTTTTGCTTGCCGAAGATATCGCCGCGTGGGAAGAAAAGAACGGTGAAGCCGTTTTAAGCCCGTACACGAGCGAAAGCTTCGGCGGGTACAGTTACACAAAGGCAAGCGGCGGAAATGCCGACACGAGCGCCGGGACGGGCTGGCAGGGCGCTTTTAAAGGCCGGTTAAATGACTGGCGCAAGCTCAAGGGGGTGGAACCGTGAGTTTACTGGACGATTTTGCCCACAAGTGCATTTTGATGGAGAAAAAGCGCACGCCTGACGGTGCGGGAGGCTACATCACTGCGTGGGAAGAGGGTGCGGAGTTCCTCAATTACCAGTCTCTTGACACATCGATGGAGGCGCGAAAAGCGGAAAAGGACGGCGTTACCTCGGTATATTCTGCGCTGGTCAATCAGAGCGTTCCCATCGAGTACAACGATTATTTCCGCGATACGGAAACGGGGATTACCTATCGTGTGACCTCGAATCCCGAGGAAAAAGCTGCGCCAAGGTCTGCGGGGGCGACCGTCCGAGCACTGAAATTCTTCACCGCGGAGCGAAAGGAGCTGCCGAAATGACAAAGGACAAGGCACTCCATGCGTGGTTTTCCCAATTCCTCCCGTCGTATCCGACCTCGAATGTGCCGGAGGATGCGACCTTCCCGTGGCTGACCTATGAGCTTATCACAGGATCATGGGAGAGCGGCGAGACCGCGCTGACGGTCAACCTCTGGTATTACACCGAGAGCGAAGCGATGCCCAACGCAAAGGCACAAGAAATCAGCGAAGCAATCGGCATGGGTGGCTGTATGGTCGCCTATGACGGCGGAGCAATGTGGATCAAGCGTGGCTCCCCGTGGTGTCAGAACATCGCAGACGAAAGCGATAAAAACATCAAGCGAAGGTATCTCAACATCACGGTGGAATACCTATCGCAAAACTGATGAAAGGAAGAAAATATGAAATTCACAAAAATTCCCTCTGATGCATTTCAGAAGCTCCAGATAAACGCCGGTATTCTGACTACCGATTTTACCCCGGCCACCGGCACCATCGGGGAATCGGGGCAGATTGGCGCGACGACCGGCGGCATTAGCTTTACCGCAACGCCCACCTATAAGGACTATGGAGAGGACATCGACAACTGCCCCAAGAACATGAAGGAACTGAAACGGGTGGATTCCTGGGAGGCGAAGATTGCGGGTACGTTCATTAACGCAGACACCAAGATTGCAAAGAGCCTTTGCGGTGCTGCCGATGTGGGTACCAGCGATGGGAAGGTCACGCCTCGGAACGATCTGTCGGACGCTGACTTTGCCGACATCTGGCTGGTGGGCGACTACTCCGACAAGAACGGAGATAAAAATGGCGGCTTCATCGCCATCCACCTGATGAACGCACTGTCTACCGGCGGCTTCCAGCTGAAGACCAGCGACAAGGCGAAGGGGCAGTTCGCGTTTGAGTATACGGCCCACTACTCCATGAGCGCACAGGACACTGTGCCATTTGAAATCTACATCAAGGCCGGCACGGCGGAGGCGTAACACCATGAAACTGTCAACAATTAAAGGGGAGCGAGTGTTTGATGTTATCGCAGACATTATCGATCCTATTGCCAACATAGCCGAGGACAAAGAAGCCGCAGCGTTGTTTCAGCGGCAGAAGCTCCCGGATGGCGTAAATGCAAAGGACTTTGTGTTGGCAAGGGTTAAAAAATCTGCTCCGCTGCTTTTGCGTGGGCACAAGAAAGATCTGATCGCAATTTTGGCGGCTGTGGAAGGCGTGCCTGAAAAAAAATATGCCGCTGGGCTGACGCTTGCCAAGTTGTTGGTTGATGTTACTGAGCTTATGACGGACGAGGCCTTTACAGACCTTTTTACATCTGCGCAGACCGAAACGGCAGAAACGCCGTCCGGCTCTGTGCAGGAGAATATCGGGGAAGCCAAAGAGTAAAGCCATTTCTGTCATACTGTGTAGCGCGGTATAAGCAGGATGCAGAAGAAAAAGCATATCGAATTTATGCTGCTGACCTGCTTAAAGTAATATGCGAGCGATGCGCGGGCGTGTCAATCGATAAGCGATATATTGAAATTATAGATGTGAGCAAAAAAGACAACCGCTCCTGTGAAGAAATCACCAGCGATATTGTCAATCGGTGCGGGTTACAAGTTAAAAAAGCCGCCCCGTGAAGGGGCGGCGGGCGAATATGCGTTACTTGAGGACATAATCAGAAATCATTCTTCCGATTTTCCCGATGTCTGTGCCTCCCTTAAACTCAAACTTTGCGACATAACCATTGGAGAATGTCAGAACAAGTTCGCTATCCGGGATGATTTCGGCAAATCCTGGGGTTTGCACGGAGAAAAACTGCACTTTTGAATAGGGCATAGAGCTGAAGGACTTGCGCTTTCCTGTAATCCCCTGTACATCAACCGATATGACTCGCTTGTTAGTAAAAATCAGCTGGTCGCGGACGGTCTTAAATGCGGCAGCGATTTCTTCCCCATCAATCAACAAGCCATTCACTTCGCCACGCACATCAGAAACGGGAATCGGCTTTAAGTCCCACGCAGAATCTTTGTTAAAACTTATCATAAATAATCCCTCCTTGCCGATAGCATACCATACTCCCAATGGAATGTCACGAATAATTTTCAGAATTTACAAAGAGAGCGAGGTGAACGCATGAATCTTCTTGATCTGTTTGTGAAAATATCTGTGCAAGACGAGGCAAGCGAAAATGTAGAGACATTATCAGGAAAATTCAAAAATGGGCTTGCCACTGCGGCTAAAGTCGGCGCCGCAGCTGTAGGTGCGGCTGCTACCGGCATTGCTGTGCTTACGAAAAATGCGCTTAACAACTATGCTGAGTATGAACAGCTGGTCGGTGGCGTTGATACGCTATTCAAGGATAGCTCTGCAAAAGTTCAAGAATATGCAGCAAATGCATATAAGACTGCTGGCCTATCCGCTAACGAATATATGGACACAGTTACAAGTTTTTCTGCGTCTTTGCTGCAATCGCTTGGCGGTGATACAGAAGCGGCGGCAGACATGGCTAATGTTGCAATCACGGATATGTCTGATAATGCCAATAAAATGGGCACGGATATGGCATCTATCCAGAACGCCTATCAGGGGTTTGCAAAGCAGAACTATACCATGCTTGATAACCTGAAGCTTGGCTATGGTGGAACAAAAGAAGAAATGCAGCGCCTTATTGACGATGCAAACGCTCTAAACGCTGCCCAAGGTAAATACACAAATTACAGCATTGAAAGCTATGCGGATATTGTCAGCGCAATCCATGATGTTCAAGTTGAAATGGGCATATACGAAACAACGGTAGATGAAGCAAGCACCACCATCCAAGGCTCTGTTTCATCCATGAAGGCCGCATGGAGCAACCTGCTTACCGGCATTGCTGACGATAACGCCGATTTCAAGACACTTATAGAGCAGTTCGTTGATAGTCTTGTTACCGTTGGCGAAAATATCATTCCGCGCATAAATATCATCATCCAAGGGCTTACGCAACTCATAACAGAAGCGTCCCAGACAATCATTCCGTTGGCTGTGCAGATTTTGCTTGAAAACCTGCCGAGCATTGTTGCTGCTGGCATGGGTTTAATCATTGCGCTTGTAAGCGGCATCCTTGACAACATCGATATGCTGATTGACTGTGTGCTGGAAATGGTTGATGTCATAGTCGATAAGCTGATTGACAACTTGCCGAAGCTGATAGATGGTGGAATCAGGCTGATTGCTGCACTTGCTAATGGACTGATTCGTGCCATACCGAATTTGGTATCCAAAATTCCCCAGATTATTTCGTCTATCGTGAAGGGACTTATCAGCGGCATCCCTGCAATTTTCGATGTCGGCAAGAACATAGTCGAAGGACTTTGGAACGGCATCAAAAACATGGGTTCGTGGGTTTCTGGAAAAGTAAAAGACTTTTTCGGTGGAATTGTAGGTGGAGTTAAGGATTTCTTGGGCATCCACTCCCCGTCTAAAGTGTTCGCCGGTATTGGCGGCTTTATGGCAGAAGGTTTGGGCGAAGGCTTTGACGATCAATTCAAGTCCGTAAAAAAGGGCATTGAAAACAGCATGAACTTTGACGCTGGCATCATTACGGCAGATGCAAACATCAGCAGGCACGATACAAGCGGTTCTTACGGAGCGGCAAGCACAAGCGGTGGCGGCGATTCCGGCAAAATTGTAATGCTGCTGGAACAGTATTTGCCTATGTTGGCAAATATGAAAGTCATCATGGACAGCGGTCAGGTTGTCGGTTTGCTTGCCCCCGGCATGGATGAAGAACTGGCTAAAATCAACGCAAGGAGGGCGAGGACCGTATGATGGGGAAAGTATTTTTTGACGGAAAAGACACCTACACAGAATACGGCCTGCTGCTTGCAAGAAAGTCCATAGCTCTGCCGGAAGTCCGCACGAACATGATCGATGTTCCGGGCCGGGACGGCCTGCTGGATGCATCCGAAGTGCTGACCGGAGAAGTCACCTATAAGAACCGTACTATTACACTGAAGCTCACCGGCGTGGACACGGTGAGCGGCAAGACATGGCCTGCTACGATTTCCGATTTCTGCAACAAAGTCCACGGCAAGCACGTTAAAATAACATTCCCCGAGGACACCGCCCATTTTTACAGTGGGCGGTGCTCCGTTGGGCAAGTGGAGCTTGTCAAAATGATGCAGACCATCCCGGTCACGGTTGACTGCGACCCGTGGAAATACAAGAACGCAAAAACCACTGTTTCCCGCTCTGATTTGGACACGGCGTATAAACAGCTTGCGCTACCGAATGAAAGCCGCCCTGTTATCCCGACAATCACGGTGGCGCAAGATACCGTATTGCTTTGGGGCGGCAACACAATCAACGTCAGCGCAGGGGATCACATTTTGCCAGCCGTTAGGCTTGCGGCCGGCAACAACATCTTGAAAGCCAAAGTCGCAAGCGGCACAGGTAGCATAACTGTGACGTATCAGGAGGCGAGTATGTAATGTATCAGCTAAAATACAAGGACTACATACTGCATGATATGCGCCTTGCGGATGAAAAGATTATCGTCCGTGACCCCTCTGTTAAGCTTGCGGTGGGCAAAGCGGGTGAGATGACTTTCACGCTGTGCGCTGACCATCCGTATTTAAGCAATCTTCGGCGCATGAGCGGCCTTGTGGAGCTGCTTGACGGCACTTTGCCCATATACAGGGGCAGAATCACCACCGACACAAAAGACTTCTACGGGGCGCATAAAATTGAAACAGAAGGCATTATGGCGGCGCTGAATGATAGCATCATCAAGCCATTCAGTTTCCCGGAAGATTTCAAGGATGATGATGACTACAAAGCCGCAGCAGCAAGCGGGAATGTGGTTGATTTCTTCTTTCGCTGGATTTTGGCGCAGCACAACAGCCAAGTGTCCACGGAGCAGCAAATCAAGCCCGGTGTTTGTACCGTCACCGATAGCAACAACTACATCACCCGCAGCGCATCAGAGTATGCAACGGCAATGTCCACGGTATCCGACAAGCTGATTAAATCGGCTTTGGGCGGGTATCTCCTGATCCGATATGAGGATGACGGGAACTATCTGGATTATTACGCTGCGTTGCCGCTCACAAATACGCAGTCTGTGGAATTTGCTGAAAATCTCCTTGACCTTTCCAGCGAGACGGACGGAACAAACATTTACACCGCTATTCTGCCAGAGGGCAAGGACGGCTTGACCATCGAAGCGCTGTCAGATGGTGATTTGACAGATGACCTTGTTAAATCCGGGCTTACTATTTATAGCAAGTCTGGCGTGGCCACATACGGGCGCATTACCCGGCACGTCAAATGGGATGATGTGACTGTTGCCGCCAACCTTCAGGCCAAGGCAAAGGCGGCGCTGGCTGACAATGGCCTGTCCATGCCGGAGACCATCACCTGCAAGGCAGTTGATTTGGGCTGGCAAGATGGCATCCAGCATTTCCGGGTGGGCCGGATGACGGCCATTTTCAGCACTCCGCACGGCTACAGCGCGTCCTATCCGCTGATGGAGTTGGCCCCGGATATTCTTGACCCCGGCAACACACAAATCACGCTGGGTGCTACCCAGCAAACCTACACGGGGGCGCAGATAGATGCCAAGCATGAAACGGATAAACGCATCGAAAGCACACGGCAGGAGATTTCTGAGCGGGTGGACGAATCTTCAAGCCAAGTGATTCAGACCACACACCAGCAGATTACCGATCTGCAGCGGAATGTCAACTCCATCATCCTGTCCGCTCTGGAAAACTATGTAGAAACCGGGGATTTTGACAGATACAAAGAGGAGGTCAGCACAAAGCTGTCTGTGCTGACTGACCAGCTGAGCATTGACATCACTAAGGTAACCGAGCGCATTGACAAGGTGGACGGTGATTTGCAGCGTAAATACAGCGAAATCACAAAGGCTTTCCGTTTTACGTCTGACGGCCTAATCATTGGCGAAACGGGCAATGAAATCCTGCTGCGGCTGGACAATGATGTGTTGCAGTTTGTCCGCAACAACACACCGGAGTTGCAGATCACCGCAGAGGGCGTGGAAGCAATGCGTATCAAGGTATCTATCCTCTGCATCGGAAACGTGGTTTGGACAGAGGACGAAAACTGCGATGTAATTGCCAGTTGACAGGAGTTGAGAACATGGCGTCCATTTACAGCAGCACAAACAAAGGCTGGCGCTTGCGTCTGGATTGGTCAATCACAGGCCAGTCTATCGCAGACAACAAAAGTACATTAAGTCTTGATTTGTGGGTATATGACGGAACCGGATATTCCCAAAACGAGAGCAGCGGCGAAGCGTATTATATACTTCAGGGCGAAAAACGATGGAATCCGTATAATTACAGTTCCACCGGATGGTACAAACTGGGCAGCAAGACTATTACAGTCAGCCATAATGCAGACGGCACGAAAAGTATTGCGCTGACAGCAGAATGGGACTGTGGCTTTGACAGCTCCTACACACCACGCCATTTGTCCTTGTCGGAAACGGTGACGCTGACTACCATTCCAAGAGCGTCCACGGCCACCACAAGCGGCTCCACGCTGGGGGAGACCTTGACCATCACCATCAAGCGGGCCAGCAGCAGTTTTAAGCACAAACTCTATTACACATGCGGCAGCGTCAAGGATCAACTGATTGCAGAGAATGTAAGCACATCGTACAGTTGGAATGCGCCGCCTGTGTCTCTGGCACAGCAAGCGCCAAACGCAGAGACTGTGGCGCTCACACTCACGGTCAAGACGTACAACGGCAGCACCTATGTTGGGGCGTGGTCAACGGCTGTTAAGCTTGCTGTGCCGTCAACCGTGGTTCCGGCCCTGTCTGTTGCAATTAGCGATCCAACAGGAGTGTCCGACACCTATGGTGGATATGTTCAGCTGCGCAGCAAGGTCAAGGTAGATATCACCGCATCCGGGGTGCAGGGCAGTTCCATCAAGTCTTACAGTATCAAGGTGGGCAGCATTTACGCTGCGACATCGGCCAGTGGTACAACGGATTATCTGCCCGGTTCTGGCGAACTGACTGTTTCCTGTGCTGTCACAGATAGCCGGGGGCGCACGACTACAAAGACACAAAGTATCACTGTCCTTGCTTACAGCAAACCAGCAATTACTGCTATTTCTGCCGCCCGTTGCAATGCCGATGGCACAGCAAACCGGGCTGGAACTTATGGCAAGGTGACTTTCTCCGGGGCCATTACTTCTCTTTCTGCCAAAAACACCGCAGCATATGCGGTACAGTATAGGGAAGTCGGCGCTGAAGATTGGACTACGGCAGGCCGACCGGCGGCGGGAAACTACGATCCTGCTGATATTTCTGCCGTGTTTGCCGCAGACAAAAGCAAACGCTACGAAGTTCGGGTTGTGGCAACCGATGCCTTTGAAAGCATTGGCTCCACGTTGCGTGACCTCCCGGCAGCATATGCTCTATACCATCTGGCAAAGCATCTGCTATCTGTGGGGCTGGGCCGTCTCTGTGACAAGGCAAACGCAATTCAAGTGGGGCTGGATGTTTATTTTGATAGGGATGTACAAATAGACGGCACACTGGCGGTAGGAGGGACGACGCTGCTGGATTATGCACATCCGGTGGGGAGCGTATATATCTCCACTGCGGCCACCGACCCTGTCGATCTTTTTGGAGGCGGGACGTGGGAACGCATAAAGGATGTATTCCTGTTGGCTGCGGGTGATACATACGCAGCTGGGGCCAGCGGCGGAGAAGCAGCGCATACACTGACCGCAAATGAGATGCCGAGCCATACGCACAATCCGGCCAATCAGCCGGGGTATTACGGCTTTATCACCAACAGCCAGAAGGCGTTCACCGTGGGTGATATGGGCGTTCAGAGCGGCAGCGGGCGGTACTATCCCTACGCATCGGCGGCATTTGACATCAGCCGCAACACGGCGACCGGTGCGACCGGCGGCGGGAAGGCTCATAACAATATGCCGCCATATCTGACGGTGTATGCTTGGCGGCGAACAGCCTAATCGTCTCGCTGCGGGTCAGTGGGAAATGGAGGGAACCACCTTATAACATAGCCCCAGAGGAGAAAGGAAATTACTGAATGGAAACAATCGTCGTAGCTCTCATCACCGGCGGCCTGTCGCTGCTGGGGGTAATCATCACCAGCAACAAGACCACCCGTGATGTGCAGGCCAAGCTGGACACGCAGCAGGCTGTCACCGACACCAAACTGGACGAGCTGACCCGGGAAGTCCGGGAGCATAACAACTTCGCCCGGCGCGTTCCGGTGCTGGAGGAGCAGATCAAGGTCGCCAATCACAGGATAGAGGATTTGGAAAGATTATCCAACCACTAAGCATCGCAGATTTACAGTATGAGGAGGGATATATATGTATCGAGGTACGACCCCTACGCTGACATTCCAGCTACCCATCGACACGGGAAGTATCACGGTGCTGTCCATTGCCGTGGCTCAGGCCGGACAGGTTAAGATCGAAAAAACATTGCCGGATGTACATCTGGACGGGAATGTTGTCTCCTGCACACTGACGGAAGCCGAGACCCTGTCGCTTACTGCCGGGAGAGGCATTGACGCAAAGATACAGCTCCGGGTGGGCGTAGGCGGTCAGCGCATGGCATCTCAGGTGTTCACGGTGCCGGTGGAGCGTATCTTGCGGGATGGTGCGCTATGATCGAGTTTGACATAGCGTTCCGGCCCGGCGATGACTTCGCAGTCACCTTCGGCGGGGAAGTCCCTCTGGAGGCTGAGATGGGTCAGGTGATGGAGGTGCTTGCTACCGAGGAGCGGACGGTGGAGCTGTCTATGCCCTACGGCAATCAGGTCATCCTGCCCACCAGCGGCAAGGTCATGCGCAAGGTGACTATTCAAAAACCGGACACCCTACTATCCGAGAACATCAAGAAGGATGTGGTGATCGGCGGCGTGACCGGAACTCTGGAGGATGGCGGCAGCTTCAAGGCAGTGATAGAACGCACGGCTGTCAGCCCTACACTTCCGGGTGATTTGACGACCATTGGTTACAGTGCGTTTAGCGGTTGTCCCAACCTTGCATTAACCAGCCTGCCGTCTGGGGTAACAAGCATCAGTGACTATGCGTTTAATAATTGCCCCAACCTTGCATTAACCAGCTTGCCGTCTGGCATGACAAATATCGGTAGCTATGCGTTTCAAAGCTGCCCCAAACTTGCACTAACTAGTCTGCCGTCTGGAATAACACGCATCGGTTACTATGCGTTCAATGGTTGCCGCAACCTGGCAATAACTAGGCTGCCACCTGGGATAACGAACATTGGTTTCGGTGTGTTTGCTAATTGCACCGGGCTAACAAGTATTACATTCGAGGGAAACCCAAAGACCATCCACTCTTCTGCATTTAACGGGTGCTCCAACCTAACCACCATTTATGTTCCGTGGTCGCAGGGGCAAGTAGCAAATGCTCCTTGGGGTGCGAGCAAGGCCACCATCATTTACGATTATACTGAGAATTAAAAAAGGGAAGGAGACGGCAGTGAATGTACAATACCGACTAAACCGATAAACAAAGACTTGTCAACATTTTTTGTGTGCCCGAATCGGGCACGGAAAGGAGAAATTATGGAAACTTTTGGCATCGCAAGCGTGGCGGTCATCACCGTCATTACCTACCTCGTGGGGCTGGTGGGCAAGGCCAGCAGCATGAACGACAAGTGGATCCCCATCCTGTGCGGGGTCTGCGGCGGGCTGCTGGGGGCTGTCAGCTACTATCTGGCACCCATCCCGGACTTTCCGGCTGGTGATCCCATCACCGCCATTGCCGTGGGTATCGTCAGCGGTCTGGCAGCCACCGGCATCAATCAGGCTGTCAAGCAGCTGAGCAAGGGGGAGTGAGATATGGGCAAGCGCATCACTGCCGCATATCCCATCGCCAAGGCGGGCGGTATCCCCATCAACACCAGCATCCCGGCCAGCAAGGAGACCTATGACCGGCTGGGCGGGCGGGACGTGGCCTTTGTGGTGCTTCACTACACGGGCAACGTCAGCGACACCGCCGAGGCCAACTGCAAGTATTTCGCAGGCGGCGACCGGGAGGCCAGCGCACACTACTTTGTGGATGAGGACAGCATTTACCAGTCCGTACCGGCCTGTGACCGGGCGTGGGCGGTAGGCTCTCCCGATCCGGTACATCCCCTCTGCCGCAACACCAACAGTATCTCCATCGAGATGTGCTGCTCCGGGAACTACCATGTTTCCGAGCGCACCAAGGCCAACGCTGCGGCACTGACGGCGGAGCTGTGCAAGCTGCTGGGCATCTCCGGCGTGGACACCTACGTCCTGCGGCACTACGACGTGACCGGGAAGTCCTGCCCCCGGCAAATGGCAGGGAAGAACAATGCGGAGTGGGAGGCGTTCAAGGCCAGCGTCAAGGCGCTGCTGGCTGAGCAGCCCAAGCCCGCACCCGCACCGACGACGAAGGAGGAGACGATCAACATGGAACTGCGTATGCTGCGCCGTGGCATGGAGGGCAACGATGTCCGGGCCGCCATGCTGCTGATGAAGGACAAGGGCTACTATCCCGACAAGATTTGGGATGGTGACAAGCTGTTCGGGGCCAAAATGGAGGCCGGTCTGCGCCGGATGCAGGCAGATCACGGTCTGGGCGTGGACGGTATCTTGGGCTCCAATAGCTGGAATTTCCTGCTGAAATAAGGTGAGTTATGGGTAAAATAATCCACTGGAGGGCGCAGAGGACACCGCTACGCCGGCCTCACGCCCGTGCTAAACATCCGCACCTCCACGGCACACCGTGGGAAATGATAGATCAGCACAAAAGGATCCGCAAAAAACTATCCACTATGGCACCATGCCGCGCCACAGAAACAATCCGTGCGGTAGGGCTACCGGAAGACGAGGAAACCTGTGTAATTGACGTGGACGTTTTTGGCCGCACCTGCGTACAGACGGCGGCAAAACTACATATCAGCGTAGATGGATTTTACAAATTGCGCCGCCGCGCATACCAAAAACTGGCGGATGCATTCGATTCCTAAAAGTAGCCGCGCCCTTTTTGGGTGCGGCTATTTTTCGTTTTTGCACACAATTGGTGTACACTGTAACTACATTATTGCAGAATCAAGGCAGAATCCGGGCAGTTTATTTGCCCGGATTCCTTTTATTATAGAGGCAAGGAGGCGGGAATATGTACGAGCGCTTAATCAAATGCGGGTTTACTGCGCAAATGGCGCAGGATATTTGCATTCTGTACGCAGACGATCCCCAGGGGCTTTTAGCGTATGTGGAAATTGCTGAAAGCCTATATAGGGGTTGCAATCATGTATAAATATTTTAATCCAAATCCCTGCGGGAAAAACGTGTCCGATTGCACTGTCCGTGCGATCTGTAAGGCCACGGGAAAGGATTGGGGCGAGGTTTATCTCCGGCTGTGCATGCGGGGCTACTTGGACGGCGATTTGCCCAATGCAAACGCCTGTTGGGGCGCATATCTGCGGTCCTTAGGCTACCGGAGATACATCATACCGGACACTTGCCCGGACTGTTACACGGTCGGCAGGTTTGCCGATGAGCACCCGCGCGGGACATATATTCTCGCCCTCTCTGGGCATGTAGTGTGCGTTCAGGACGGGATCATCTATGACAGCTGGAACAGCGAGAACGAAATCCCGCTTTATTTCTGGGACAAAGAAACGGAGGAATGAACATGGCATATCCCTATTTCAACCCCTATTATCCGCAGCCGATGCCGGACAACCTCATGCAGATGCGGCAGATGCAGCAGCCACAGATGCAGCCCATGCAGCAGCCTATGTCGCAGCCAGTGCAACAGAACCCCATCGCACAAGGCGGCGTACAGTGGGTAAGCGGCGAGCAGGAGGCAAGAGGTTATCTCATCGCACCCAACTCTGCCGTAGCACTGTGGGATTCCACCGCCCCCACCGTTTACCTCAAGCAGGCAGACGCAAGCGGGAAACCGACGCTTAAAATTTACGACCTTGTAGAGCGCGCAGAAACGCCGCGCACAGCGGCGCAGGAAAAGGGCGTGGAATTTGTCACCCGCAAAGAGTTTGACGCTCTGGCAGCGCTTGTGGGCGAAATAAAGGGCAAGAAAAAGCGCAAGGTAGAGGAGGACGAGGACGATGACTAACCCGTTCATGGCCGCACTGGGCGGCGGGCAGGGGCCTATGGGGAACTTTGCCCAGATGGTTCAGCAGTTCAACCAGTTCAAAGCAAATTTCAAGGGCGACCCCAAAGCCGAGGTCGAAAAGCTCTTGCAGAGTGGTAGGCTAAACCAGCAGCAGCTTAATCAGCTACAGCAGATGGCGAAGCAGTTTCAAAGCCTGATGCAGTAATCATCAACATAAATCAACATCGTGGCCACGATTTGATGAATAAAAATTTTTCAAAGGAGTGATACTATGTCTCTTTCTGACGGCGGCGTTCAGGCCACTATGCCTGTTGCGCCTACCGGCATGATGAACAGCGGCTTTGGCGGCTTCGGCGGCGATGGCGCGTGGTGGATCATCATTCTTTTCCTGTTTGTGTTCTGCGGCTGGGGCGGCAACGGCTGGGGAAACAACGCCGGCAATTCCGGCGGCGTGGTCGATGGCTATGTGCTGACCTCTGATTTTGCCAATGTCGAGCGCAAGATCGACAGTGTAAATCAGGGCCTTTGCGACGGATTTTACCAGCAGGCGCAGCTTGTCAATGGCACCAACATGGCGATGGCAAACGGCTTTGCACAGGCCGAGCTTTCCCGCAGCAACCAGCAGGCGGCGCTGATGCAGCAACTCAACGCCATGCAGATGCAGGCCGCTAATTGCTGCTGCGAAAACCGTGCAGCTATCGCCCAGGTGCGCTACGACATGGCGACGCAGGCGTGCGACACGCGCAACACCATGCAGAACGCCACGCGCGACATCATTGATGCGAACAACCAGAACAGCCGCGCCATCCTCGACTTCCTGACGCAAAGCAAGCTGTCCGACCTCCAGACCGAGAATCAGAATCTGAAGCTGGCGGCATCTCAGGCCGCGCAGAACAACTATCTGATCTCGCAGCTGCGTCCGTGCCCTTCGCCTGCCTACATTACTTGTAACCCGTGGGCAGGTAGCGGTTACGGCGGCTGCGGATGCAATCAGGGCTGCGGCTGCTGACAACTGCATAGCATAGCTTTTTGCCGACAACGGCGAAATGGTCGGCCCCGTGCCGATACTACGATAACGCGGCGGGGCAATCGCTCCGCCGCTGTATTTTTAGAAAGGAGTTTTCCATGCCTGAATACACTGCTGTTGCTGCACAGACCGTAGCGGCAAATCAGAACGTGCTTTTTACAGAGGCGCCGATCCCCTGCACAAAGGGCCTTGTGACCCATCGCGCAGGCTCTGGCCTGTTTAATCTCCGGGGTAACTGCTCCCAGTGCCGCGTCCGCTACAAGGTGGACTTTATCGGCAATATTGCCGTAAGCGCCGGCGGGACCCCCGGCCCCATCTCCGTTGCCATTGCGGTTGACGGTGAACCTCTGCCGTCCTCCGTTGCGACGGTGACGCCCACAGCGGCGGAGGCGTTTTTCAATGTGGCGGCATCCGAGTACGTTGACGTTACAAAGGGCTGCTGCGCGTCGCTGTCCATCCGCAACGTTAGTGGCGAGGACATTGACGTGAGAAACGCGAACCTTATCATTACAAGAGTTTGCTGAGAAAGGAGAATGAACAATGGGTATGAAATCTATGTATGACCTGCGCGATATGCTCTGCAAGGAGCTGGACGAGATTACCCGCAAGGGAGAACTTGGCGCGGGTGACCTCGACATCGTGCACAAGCTGACCGACACCATCAAAAACATTGACAAGATCGAGATGCTGGAGGATGACGGCTATTCCCAGCGCCGATATTCCCAGGCCGGTGACTGGGAGGCGGACATGCGCAGAACCTATGGTAAAGGCAGCTCTTATGCCCGCCGGGGCACCCATTATGTCCGCGGCCATTATTCCCGGGACGGTGCCCGGGACGATATGAAGCGCCAGTTGCAGGAGATGCTGGACAACGCCGACGACGAAAGCATCCGCAGAGCCATCCAGCGCTGCATGGACACGATCGAGGACTAAAGGGGGTGCACCCCTATGGTCGACGAGAATGAGGTCAAGCGCTGGATAGCTCGACTTGAAACAGAAGAATCGAGCTGGACAAACTATGAGAAACTGGCGGCGCTCTACATTATCCGTAACGAGCAAGGCGGGGAGCAACTGCAGGCGAAAGCGCCCCCAATGCTGTATTCTGCAGAGCCTGCGCCGGCCAAGAAAATAAAACCCTCCGGCAGTGAATTTTTGAAAGCGGTCGGGAATGTAGCGCAGGATAGGGCGTGGGAAGTTATGGACGAGCTTATGGACACACTAAAAATCGTCAATGAGAAAGCTTATAACAGCGTCCTAAAAAAACTAACCTAAATCGCTACTACTAACACGTTACTAACAAAGTTAATCTTGGCGAAAATAAAAAAGTCCGGGAACCCTTGAGATTCCTGGACTTTTTTGGTGGAGACTGCTGGACTCGAACCAGTGA